AAGCAGCAATTTAGAAGGACACCTAAACGATGTCCGGACCACTCACCAAATGGTGAGAAAGCACAGCAAAGGCTGTGCCGAAGAGGAAACGATTTTAATCGTTTCCGAGCTTCCATGGATGGAAGCTTCGACGTAACACTGTCCGTGTCTTCTTCCTTCTGCTAAAAGCCAGCATCCCATCAAGAGATTGATGAGAGTCTGACTTAACCTTGAAAAGGTCAGAAGTAGTAAAGATATCATCCGGAAGCCCGTATAGGGCGGCTGGATAAGCGATATCATTACAAGACACATAGTGTAAAGGAGAAGAACCAAGCGTATAATACGCATGGCCTTCCCAGCCACGTTTGTAGAACCTAGACTTGTGTTTTTCTCGCAAGGCTGGGTCATACTCTACAAAGTGGCCGTCACCATAACCATCTGGACCAACGAGGTTGTAATAGGCCCTCGGAACGAGAGCTTTTAAACCATCATAAAGAGCACTAAAACGGGGGTCATCTCGACCTTTGTCTAAGCGCTTGATATGGTTACACCAGCCGATAAGGCTGGCATTCGTTGGTCTCCGTTTAAGGAATAGAGGGCGGACAGATGAACCTAAGAACCAGTCACTACCGCAGGACTCCCGAAAGGGGCCAGCGGAAAATGACTTGGCATGATTCACGGAGAAACCACAGCACACAAGTGTGCTGCAAAGCTTCTCATACGCAGCTGTGGGGACGATAATATCGTCACCATAGACACTAACAGACTCAGAAGAGATTCCGAGTACTTCGCAAGTTGCGCGAGCCAGAGACAGAAATATTAAAGTCTCAAGCTCGAAAGTGTATCCGTTTCCCATACTGGAGAATTTTTCTAGATTATAGAAAGATCCTTCATATGTATAGGAGGGGGATCGACACGTATTTAGTAAATCATACCAAGGTTCTGGTAGGATATTCCAGACCACAGCTTTCGATATTAAATCGGAAGCAGAAGACAGATCGATCGTTGCTAAATCACCAGAGATGGATCCCTGGCGGCTTAAGCGCTGATTTACTGTTTGGTCTGTAGTATCGCAGCCAGCTCTGCGAAGACGAGATCGAATATATTTACCTATCCCGAGCTGAACAAAAGAGTTCAGCAAAGGTTCAGTGCATATAGTACGATCCGTCTTTGCAGTCTTAGGGACGAAACCTAACTCGCTACCGTACACTCGCTGAACCTCAATGTTTGAAACATAGGGTCCAGGTCGAGTCGGTACCTCCGAATGAAAACGAGCACGAACCCAAGACGGGCACGTGCTCATAATCCGCGGAAGAAAGCGAGAAAGGTTCCCAGTGTACGTCAACTTGGCACTTAATTTGTCATGAACTGACGTATTTTTATGCAAAGCGACATTATTACCGGGACCAAAGCTAAACTGTAGTGACTCGATAGAGGGACAAGGACCAAGGATAGAGTGAATTTTTCGTGTTGCGGTATGAAATATACCGTATTCCACGCTCTTCCCTATAAAAGGGGAGTTCAATTCTATCCAGTTCTTGTTCATCTCGAGACATTTCAGCTCGGCTTCAATGAACGTCTTCATAGCTTCTTTCTTAGTATTGAAAATACGAGGAAAGACTTCAGACTTAGAGAATAACTTCGACGATTGATAATCGAAGAAGAACGCGTCAGCAGTTAAGTAGTCATTAGCGTCCACATTAAGAGTCAAATATTGCGAAAATTCGCCATATTTTAACCTTAAGTAGATACCCAATGAAATACCGCTGTTAACGCTCTCTAAGAACGGAGTGCAAGAAGACACGAGTTTATCAAAAGATATATCTCGTCTAGAGGCTCTGAAAGACCTCTCGAGAAATTGTTGCAATTTCTTGTTCATTTGAATCCTTGAGAATAAATGTTAATATAATTATAGCAACTAAAGCTGCTATAAACTTTATTAAGGGAGGCGGAACCTTCACAGGTTCCGAACTACCACCCTTCCAGACTATGAGAAAATTCAGTAAAATACGAATTTTCTTAGTAAGGAAGGGCCATTTCTTCAACGAGACCTTCTCCGATGGCTAAATGCTGGATAGCATTAGCCAAGAACATTCGGATATCGTCTCTTTCTGCCCTCGTGGCTCGATCCGGGAATACAAACTCCAACTTCGCCATAAGTTCGTAGGCAATAGTTGGACCCGGAGTGAAACCACTAGAAGCAGTCGCAGAAGTCTCAAGAATCGGGGTCCGAATCTTAATGACAGCTTTGTAATTTCGATTTGCCGAAGACGGCAGTCGATTCCCCAGAGTAAGAACTCCGAATCCAGCGCCAACACCACTTGTTTTATCGTGGTATGTCACTAGACCAGGTTCTTGCTTTACGGGTTCAAAAATATGAGCGACAGGCGTAGCCTGACTATCATTTAAACTAATGTCAGCTATTGCAGACATGATTATCTCCTTTGAAAGGGTTTCCGATAACAATGCAACGAGAGAGATCTCGTCTAAAACATTATGTCGGGGTTCTCCGAAGAGGAAGCTCTAACGTCCGAAAACGGACGCGAGAAGAGCTAGAGAGGTAACAGTTTTATCTAAGTTCAAGGCTTCGCCTATATCCTTACTTCTAAGG